TCAGTTACTGAGTCGATTACCGTATCTTCAATTTTACGAATAGAATCGTAATATTTTTTCATATAACTATCATCTTCCTCATATCCCTTGATAGCGAAGTCAATATTATATTTAGTTTGTCCAACTTCGGGTGTAAAACCTGAAACACCGAAGGGCATATACATCCTAGGGAACTGCATACGAAATGGGGTTCCCTGTTTTGTACTAACGACAATTTTTCTGTTATTATACTCATTTAATTGAATATTTTCAATGTTCTTATCCATGACTTTCTGAGTTTAATAGCTGTGTAAACTTTAAGCCGAACACGCCACACAGTCTGGTTCTAAGCTGAACTGGATTGGTCGAGCCTTTGCTTTAGATCGAAGATAATACATGCCAGTTTTGAGTCCAGATTTCCACGCGTACATATGCATCGATGACAGTTTTGACATGGTCGGACTTTCCATGAATAGATTCATGGATTGTGACTGATCAATGAAATGACCACGATCCGCTGCCATATCAATAATACACTTTTGACTAATTTCCCATACAGTTTTGTATAAGGATTTAATATCATCTGGAATATCGACAATATTTTGAATTGACCCACCAGCCTTCACCATCAGATCTTTCATTTCTTTTGACCAAAGTCCCCGTTTTTTTAGGTCATTGACGAGATGGTTGTTCACCACAACAAATTCACCAGCGATGGTTCTTCGTAGGTAAATATTAGTAGTATATGGTTCAAAGCATTCATTGTTACCCAAAATCTGAGCAGTGGATGCGGTAGGCATAGGTGCCATCAAAAGACTGTTCCTAAGCCCCTTCGTCTTTACACGTTCGCGCATCGCGTCCCAGTCGTAGCGACCACTAAACTTGGTCTCACCCTCCCACATATCCGGTTGGAGGATACCTTGTGACGCGGGTGATCCTTCAAAACTTTCATATGAACCATCTACTTCGGCCAATTCAGATGATGCCTCTAGGGATGCGTGATACATAGTCTCAAATATATGCGCGTTCATGAGTCGGGACTCTTCACAGTCGAACGAGAGACCGCAAAGGATAAATACATCCGCGAGACCCTGAACACCGAGGCCAATTGGGCGATGTTTCATATTTGATCGCCTGGCGGTCTCAACTGGATAAAAATTGCGATCAATGACACGGTTCAGGTTCTTGGTTACAGTCTTTGTCACTTCATGAAGCTTCTCATAATCAAAAGTCTTAGTCTCTTTGTTCACATATTTGGGAAGGGCGATAGAGGCTAAGTTACATACAGCAGTCTCATCCTTGTTAGTGTACTCTATAATCTCGGTACACAGGTTAGAACTCTTGATGACACCAAGATTCTTTTGGTTACTCTTCGAGTTGCACGCATCTTTGTAAAGCATGTAAGGTGTTCCAGTCTCCGTCTGAGATCTGAGAATTGCCTTCCATACATCAGCAGCAGGAATGGTTGTATGGGCGAGACCTTCTTCCTCATATTTGGTGTACAATTCATCAAATTCTTTACCATATACATCGGAAAGACCCTTCGCTGTGTCTGGACAAAAGAGAGACCAGTTACCACCTTCTTCGACTCTTTTCATGAAGAGATCAGGAATCCACATGGCAGAGAAAAGATCACGGCACCGAGCTTCTTCGTCACCTTGATTCAGGCGAAGTTCAAGAAAATCCATGATGTCGGCATGCCATGGTTCTATGTAAACAGCGATAGAACCTTTACGACGACCAGCCTGATTGACGTACCTGGCAGTCGCATTGAAAACACGAAGCATTGGGATGATACCATCGGAATGTCCATTTGTACCTCTAATCTTGGACTTGTTACCGCGAATATTGTGAATATGCATACCGATACCACCAGCCCATTTACTAATTTGGGCGCATTCAGTCAATGTTCCATAAATACCATCAATGGAATCATCCTTTCCCGCGATGAGGAAACATGAAGACATTTGTGGGCGAGGTGTACCAGCATTGAAAAGAGTGGGTGTAGCATGAATGAAGTAACCTTGTGACATCTTGTCATATGTTTCCAGTACAGCGGAAATATCTCTCCCATGAATACCGATTGCTACACGCATGAACATATATTGGGGTGTCTCGACTAGTTTACCGTCGACTCGTTGAAGATAACTCTTTTCGAGTGTTTTTAGGCCGAAATACCCAAATTCGAAATCTCGATCCGTCTTGATATGCTCCTTCAATTGTTGAGCGACTTCAACAACCTCGTCTGTGACTACTCCAACCCTCTGAAGTTTTCGCATAGCGAGATGAAAGTTATTAGGGCAGACCTTTTGAATGTTACTCGCAATAATACGAGTGGCGAGAATTTCATAGTCTGGATCAGATGTGATCATTCCGATACAAATCTCCGCGGAGAGAGTATCAATTTCTTGGGCTGTAATTTGGTCATACATAGATGTAAATACTTGTTGAGCAACCTTTGTAGAGTCGCAGTTCTCTGAAAGTCCATACGTTAAATTCTTGATCCTATTGGTGACATTGTCAAATTTCATATCCTCAATACGACCTGAGCGTTTAATGACCCTCATATAATTACAGTTCCACTTTTATTTTTAACCTATTTACTATTATTTTTTTAAGTCAGCACTTCTAACAGTCGCAGTCCCAAGTGTTTCCATTCGACGATCGGGTTGAAGGAGGTAGGTGTTCACAAAGAATGGACCATCTTCACCAGCCTTAGCTACTGGGGGGTAAGAACCAATAAAGCACGTTGGGGCATTACATGGGATTGTACCGACGGAGTTTGGGCCATTGGCATAAGCTGTATCAAAATCCGAATAGTTCATCATTTACTATTGTCACACAATTTTTTTCGAGGTGTATATTAAATGAGTGATCTTCACCTGAATTCTATGATGCAATGTGAGACGCCATTGAATGCGCTCTACTTTTCTGAATTTAACCAAAATATTCTTCAGCGTGGAATTCGTCAGGCCTTCAAGGATCGCACTGGGATATCCATTGATTACCAAAATCGAGATGACCTATACGGTATCATGCGAGTCGTATTCATCAACAATTCCGGTGATCACCATAAGGAAGTGAATAAACAGGTAAAGTTCATGAATGCTCGTGTGATAGATACCGCCCTATCACAAATTCAAACTGGTGTGTCTCAATACATATCATATGTAAGTGAAATTGACACTATAAGCGCCCCACTTGACCAACCACTAAACACGAGTACAGTTGGTAAAAAGATACCATACAATAACAAAATTGGATTCTAAAGTAACTATATTAAAGTTACAGATGATATACAGATTAAGTATGAGTCTTAATTATTACAAAACGGAGACTGAGAAGGTTTGTCGATCCAAAGGTTGGGATAGAGCACCCATAGATACTGTATGGCTACTCCTATCCGAAGAAGTTGGTGAGCTCGCGTCAGCCATTCGACAGTATAAGAAAATGTATAAGAAAACGAATTTGAAGAAAGATCGGGGTACAGATGTGATGATGGAAATGGGTGACGTGTTTAGTTATCTGTTTCAAATCGCACACATGTTAAATGTAGATCTAGATGAAATGTGGGAAGTACATCGATTCAAAATGCATGATAAAAAATATAATCTGAAGTAGTAGTAACAGCAATGAGTAAGTATATGCTCAATGATGAAGATGCTATAAATGATGTCAACCCATTTGTCGAACATGACTTCTCTCTTCCAGGAAGTGTGCGACAGAGTGGGGGATTTGACAATTTTTCAAATACGTCTATAAGTGAAAATACATTCGAAACCGGTGAAAGTGTGTATTGTAGCTTTGCCTCATGTGAGACGCAAGTTAAACCGACCAATGTATTTGGTACTATTCACCCACGAAGAAATATAGATACTGGAGTTGCGTGTGATACGTCTAGTAATGTTAAGATTGGTGTTGCCGCACATGGAAATGTACCATATTTCGGTATATTCTTAATTGCTATGTTTATAACCCTTGTTCTATCATACGTAAGACGTTGAAGAAATACTCTAAGCGGTCTAACTTCACACATTCTTCAATAGAATGGGGAATATGTTTTTTACAAAATTTAATGATAAACTCTCTCTGCCAAGCACTTTTCATATTAATAATGGGTGGCTGGAAGCTGGGATCTAAAATTTTAGTCGCATGTGCGATACGAACATACGTATTGATATCATGTTTCTCGTATAGTACAGTATCAAGTATAATCTCAGCCATACGCTGTCTTACTTCAATGGTTTTGTCAACCATGATGTCCAAGAATTTGATATAGGGAATATTGTTCCTTTTTGACTCGAATACCTCCCAATCTGCGAGTGGTTCAGTGTTCATATAATCAGTAAACGTTCGGTAACCTTTCCCACGAACATACGACTCATATACAATTTCCACGTAAGTGAGATCAGATTCAACGTCATTTACAACTTTTGCATATTTAAAGAACGAAGTCATATATTGACATAAAGAATATATTCTTTAAACACCTAAGTTGTACATCGATCGTATTATATTTATGTATCAATGTATTCAATTACAGCAAATAATTCCTTCTCTTATCTCCTCACAATAGATGAGTTTAGAAATGCTTTACCAGAAGAGTTGCGACCGTCATGGATCAAAATTACTACAATTACGATGATATCAAATTTTACACAGACTATAGATATTAAACGTCTTCGTAAAATATTTGAGGACATTGGAACCTATAAGATGAAACGAAATGGTACTACAACGGAAGGTTTTATATGGAAACTTAAACCAACAACATTTTACAATCAAGTTACATTAACCTATCATGATTCGTATAGTACCAAATCAGTCAAAGTTTTTCCCAATGGAAGTATTCAAGTCGCAGGATGTTGTGACTTATTTGACTGTAAGCGCATCATTACTCAACTTGTCCATATTTTCAAGGAATTTCTTGATATGGAAATCAAATTACCTACAGACTCTTTCAGGGTTGTAATGATTAATTCAAATTTCAGTCTCAATTACAATGTAAATTTGATGAAAGTTTCTGACTGGTTTGAATCCTACAGTGATATATTCAAAGTTTCTTTCGAACCAGATAGGTATTCAGCGGTCAAAATTAAGTTCAAACCATCCCATGAAATGAAGGAAATTACATGTAGTATTTTCAGTACCGGTAAAATTATCATCACTGGTGCAGAAACACTCAAGGAGATTGCTTTCGCTTATAATATTATTAACCAACACATCAATGAGAATCCTGATATTCGGGTTTCCCGTACAGAAGACACAGATGTGTTCGATATATTTCTTGGATACAGATGTGACCCATTCGTTAGACATTTAAAGAATAATGGATTTAGTTCTTGGGTAAAGACGATTACAAATAGACAAATTAATTTCTAACTTTATAGTATTAAAATGTCGCAACGACTTGGTATGGCCGATGGACGCTGTTTCACTGTTAATACATCAGCCCAATTATTGAACAACTATGTAATGAAGAAAAATGGTATCACTTTCGAAGATAATTATTCGTATAGACAACTTCTCCAGAAGCAGGGACCCGAACTCATGTCACAAATTCAAGACGAACAAGGTACCAACAAGTGTAACTCATGTGACATTCCCTTAGTGAATGCATCTGATATATACTGAGCTAAATCACGAAAAAAACTTTAAAACCATACTCTAGAATGTCCACGTGTTCTATATGTCTAAACGAAGTCAGGTCGACAAGGACCAACCCCCCGATTCGTTGTGGACATATATTTCACACCCACTGTCTAGAGAAGTGGAAATCCCAAGGTAAGAACACATGCCCAACCTGTAGACGGGTTTTTGACGTTTCTCAGTTTAAAGTAGCGGTTACGATTCATAATAATTATACACAAATGTCTAATGTAGTTTCATTGAATGAAGAATCTATATTAGATGTTCTTGATTTATTTGATATATCGTTTGAAGCTGAAAATACAATTGATCTAAACAGTATTTTATCAGATCTTGGGGTAACCCTTGCCGACTTTGATTCCGCTATCCTTGACGCAGAATGAACTACAATACTTATCATAATTTAGCTCTTTATACTTCCTTGAAGCAGTACGAGGATCCTTTATAGCCTTACCATTAGCATCCCCAAGAAGAGGTCCAGTAGCCCAGCCACGTTTATGACTAAATACATTAGCATTAAAAGTTATCCTCTTCCCAACTTCAAAACGACCACCTTTTTTTACCCTATATTCAGGAATCTTGAAAAAGCTGGCGATAGACTTGACTGTATCACCTGGTTTAATTTTATATTCAATGACTCCATGCTGCTTGTAAAAATGGAAATCACCTTGTCGTATATAACTACCCGGTCTCCCAGACGAAACAAACATCATAATTTTGAAGTATCCTTTTTTACATTTTTTATCCCCATCAATTTTGTAAACATTTTTTGGGTTATCTGAAATAACGCGCTTGGGAAGACCAGTGCAGGATGTGTATGTATGTTTAGAATTTGATAACCCAGACCGATCACCTGGTATGGATTTTTGCCATCGATAAGCTTCGTAATCACCCACCGCATATGCGTAACAATTGTTATTGGGTATACCTTTATTTGAAGCCCATCGACGATTTGTAAATTTATTCTCAGATCCACTTAACGGAAGTTCTTTTTTTTTAGGCAACTTTTCTTTAGCCTTAGACATCTACAGTCTACCTAGAAAAAAATATCAGTATGTAATAAATGTTCGCCAATCTTATCAAATCTGAAAACAAGGATGATGTCGTGAAACAGCTTCTCGTCTTCGTGCTGTCTATCCTCATCAGCACCTTCATTCTCCGCCTCGTGTGGAACACCTCCCTTGTGAAGCACATCTCCGTCCTCAAGCCTATCAACAGCTTGTTAGATGCTTTCATTCTTTCCATTTCCATCAGGGTAATTGCTGGCCTTGATCGCTAAATTTCTGTGTACCCCGCAGTCTTTCTACCGTCAGGGTGAAGTATAGTTGGGAATCCATTTATACCAGTACAATCATTCTTAGTACAGTCAATAAACTCGAAATTCTTACGAGATTTTCGCATATATTCTAACTGTTTACGAGTCCATCCACAATCCATGGTCCCATAAACAATCCATTTTTCTTTTACATTCGAAGTGGCCACTGGTTTACCCATCTCTAGGAGAATGTAGACATTTAGAATGATGAGTACAACGACGAGTAACATTTATAATACTCAGACACTTTAATCACAGACCTTCTTTTTGAGCATATTGCGTTCATCTTTATCGAGTTTATTTACGAACCTATTCATGTAATTTTTAACCACCTTCTTAGCTGTGGAAGGCTTGGGAGTTTTGTGAGCGTACGCAACCGCCGGGTTAGATGGTCCATTCTTGAGAGGCCTTGCCTTGTTCATCTTATTCGCAAGTTTTCTCTGGGCGTTCTTTTCCCGTGCCAACAATTCCATGAATTGTTTATTATTTGCGTTAGACCACTTGG